AGACAGTAAGATTGAAGATGATTATGAGATAACTCGTAACAATCTTCGTCTTATTTTATCGCAAGGACAGTCTGCGTTAATGAAAGCACTGGATGTTGCTCACCAGTCAGAACACCCAAGAGCATTTGAAGTTGTTGGAAATCTAATGAAGCAGTTGGCAGATGTAAACCAACAATTATTAGATTTGCATCAACAGAAGCAAAAACTCGATGCACCAAAAGAAGGTTCAAAGAAAGAAGTGACGAATAACAATGTTATCTTTACAGGTAGCACTGCTGATTTGAATAAGTTAATTAAGAATATGTCTAAAGGAGAATAATAATGGCTTTACCTATGATGTCCACTCCAACCTATAATATGGTTGTACCCTCGACTGGAGCGACTGTGAAATATCGCCCATTCCTTGTCAAAGAGGAAAAAGCTCTTCTACTTGCCCAGCAATCAGAAGATTCTATGGTGATGATTGACACGCTAAAGAATGTGATTAAAAGTTGCGTAACAGATCAACTTGATGTCAATAAACTAGCCACATTTGATTTGGAATATATGTTCCTACAAATTCGTGGTAAGTCTGTTGGTGAATCTATCGATCTAGTTTTTGCATGCGACTTAGATCATGGTGAAGATAACGAAAAAGCGCAGACTAAAGTTCGCATTGATGTTAATGATATCAAAGTTGAGAAGTCTGAGGGACACGATAGTAAAATTGAATTGTTTGGAGATGTCGGTGTTGTTATGAAGTATCCTACTGTGGATATTCTAAACAAACTAAACAATCTCAAAGAAGACGACTATGAAAAGATCTTCGATATTATGGCACTATCAATTGATTACATCTTTGATGGCGAGCAAGTGTATCACGCTAAAGAACAAACAAAAGATGAACTATTACAGTTCGTAAATAATTTAACTTCGGAACAGTTTGTAAGAATTCAAAAGTTTTTTGAAACTATGCCGAAACTCCGTAAAGAAATTGATTATACTTGCCCTGTATGTGGTAAGCAACACCATAAGGTGTTGGAGGGTATCCAAAGTTTTTTCTAGTATTGCTCAGTCATGAGAGCCTTGAGAATTATTATAAAATGAATTTCGCTCTTATGCAGTATCACAAATACTCTTTGGCTGAGCTGGAAGAAATGATACCATTTGAACGAGAAGTTTATGTGTTCATGTTGATTCAATATCTTGAAGAAGAAAAGAAAAGAATCGACTCTAAGAAGAAGGCATTCTGATGGCAAAAAAGAATCGTGGACCTCGTCCACCAGTAGTTAATGTTAGTAGCACCACGACTGTAGAAGTCAGTGGTGGTATTTCATCATCTGAATTTAAACAACTGCTGGATCTTCAATCAGCTTCTCTTGGTGAACTAACATCAATTAAATCTTTAATGGAATTGTCTAAACAGGTACAACATGCAGAAGCAGTTAAACCTGCTGGGATGGATATTCCAGGTGTTATCAAACCTGCTGACATTAAACCTGCTGCTGTAGAAAATAATCCTGACTTAAAAGTTATTGGTGAAAAAGTTAAAGTTGAAAAAGAAGAACTAGATGTTAAAAAAGAACAATTAAAGATTGACAAAGAATCTCTAGTTACTTCTAAACGATTACAAGAGTTGCGTGATGACGAAGCAGAAGCGATTTCTAATATTGCCAAATCAGTAAAGACATTTAAATCTTTTGGTGATCGTCTTGAAGAAATGAAAAAGAAATGGACTGATTTAAAAAGTCCAGGTGGTTTAAAACTTGGTGCTATGAAAGCACTTAATGTTGGTGGAATCTTTAAAAACAAAATTGCCGATGAAGAGTTTGTTCAGACTCAGATGAAACTGGGTACAAACAAATCTCGTGAGCAGTTAGTAAAAGAAGCACCAATGGCTCGTGAAAAAGCCAAAGAAATTAAGAAACACGAAGAAAAGATTAAAGAGTTCCAGCAAATAACTGGTGTTTCTACTTCAGATCTTGATAAGTATAAAGGTGGTCGTGATCTTCTTGATCAAAGAGCAAAGTTGGCTGATGAATACAAGCCAATGGATGAACGAGCAAAGATGATCGAAAGAACTGATGCTCCCAAATTTGCACAAATGGCTACACCTGATAAAGCAAAACCAACTGCACAACCAGCATTGCAAGCAAGTAAAGTAGCAGAAGCAAGTCAAAAAGCACCAATGACTAATTTGGCTGCATCTGATTTACAAAAATCTCCGACTCAACAGTTTGCAGATCAAGGTGTATCTGAAGAACAATCAATTGAAGATGCTCGCTTGATGGGTGAACAGACTGCTCTTCTAGAAAAAATTGAATCAAATACTCGTGGTGCATCTCCTGATCAGAAAGCAAAACCTAAAGAAGATGAAAAGTCTTCTGGTGGATTGCTTGGAGGATTGCTTGGTGGTGGTAAGGGTAGTGCAATTCTAAAAGGATTGAAAGACTTTGGTATTGGATTAGTTTTAGTTGCTGGCTCTCTATGGGTTGCTGCAAAAGCATTCCAAGAATTCTCTGAAGTTGAGTGGGGTGGAGTCATGAAAGGTATGGTTGCACTTGGAGCAATGGTTGCTGCAGCAGTCGTACTACGCAAGGCATCTGGTAGCCTAAAAGAAGTTGGTGTCGGTCTTATCGCAATGTCTGGTGCTTTGTTTATTACTGCTAAAGCACTACAACAATTCGCTGATGTAAACTGGAGCGATATCGGTAAAGGATTGATTGCTCTTGGTGGATTAGTTCTAGCTGCAATGGCTCTTGATAAAGTCAAGGGACAGATTATCATGGGTGGTTTAGCTCTTGGTGTTCTTGCTCTATCTTTATACGGTATTTCTCAGGCATTCCAAACATTCGGAGATTTAAGTTGGGAAAGTATCGGTAAAGGTATGGCTGCAGTGGCAGGTATCGGTGTTATCGGTGCTATTGCTGGATCTGCTGCACCTTTACTACTTGCTGGTGGTGCAGCACTTGGTGTACTAGGTGCTGGTTTGTATATTGTTGGTCAAGCAATGCAAGCAGTCGGTGAAGGATTCGATAAGATGACTGCAGGCATGGAAAAACTTGCTCAACTAGATGGTGGTAATTTATTGGCAGTGGCTGCAGGTCTTGCTGCACTTGGTCCAGCCATGGCAGTATTTGCTGCAGGTTCAGTAGTTGCTGGTATCGGTAATCTAGTAACTGGTTTCTTAACTGCTGTATCTGGACAAAAGAGCCCAATTGACCAGTTAAAAGAAATTGGTAATGCTGGTGAGGGTATCAACAAAGCTGGTTCTGGTATGCAGCGACTTGGCTCTGGAATGAAAGCATTCTCTGAAGTCAAACCAGAAACACTGAAGCAGTTGAATGATTTCCCATGGGAAAAAGTTACTAAGTTCGTTGCAGCTGGTGGTTCAATGCAAGCAGACTCTGCTAAAGTATACAATGCTTCTAAACAAAATGCTGATGAGCAAGCCAAGCAAGAAGGTACAAAAACAGCAGGTAATACTACTGTTGTTAATGCACCAGTTAATAACAATACTACTCAGAACCAAATGATCAAGTCTCCGATTCGTAATCAAGAATCGACACAGTCAAGATATATTGGTAATAGGTTCGCTACCTTCTAAATGCAAAAAAGGGATCCAACAGGATCCCTTTAGTTTATTGACTAATCAATTAGTCTTCTTGAGCAATCTTCTCAAAGTAAGACATCACATCATCGTCATCATCAGAAACTTCTGACATCTTAGGTGCTGGTTTAGAAGCAATCTTAGGTGCAGATGCCACAGGACGATCTTCTTCTTCAGCCATCTGTGCTGCAGATTTACCAGCAAAAGAATCACCTGACAATACTTCATTCAGTTTCTTCTTCAACTCATCATAAGACTTAAAGTTCTTACGATCTGTAAACTCTACAAGTTTAACTTGAGAATTAACAATCTTCAACAGAGTGTCTTCATTCTCAGATGCTGCGATTGGATCAGTAAATACTGACTCATCATAGTTGGCATAGCCATCTTTCTTGCGCATGCGAAGTTTGAAGTTCGCACCTTCCCACAAATCAAAGACATTAACTGGCTTTTCGTCTTCAAAAGTCGGACGAGCCTTGTCCATAATTTTATCAAAAATTTTCTTGCCGAATTTGAACAAGAATACCTTACCTTCATTCTCTGGGTGCTTTGGATCAGACACAACAAGAATGTTGGCGATAAAAGAAAGTTTACGCTTTTGTTTGCGAGCGATTTCCTTGTTTGCTTCAGAACCAGAGTTCCAAAGTTGAGTATTCAACTCACCAACAGGATCGTTCTCACCAAGAGTAGTCAAACTATTCTCGATATACCATTTACCAGTTGGTCCTTGAAAGCCATGGGAGAAGATACGAACCCATGGGAGTTCATCACCTTCTACACGAGGTAGGAATCGGATTGTTGCTGTGCCGTTACCAGCCTTATCACCTTCGAGTCGCCAAAAGCGATCATCAGTGTATGACTTAGTTTCGGTTTGGGGATTTGCGACTTTTTCGAATGCATTAGCAATTGCACCAAAGTCTGAGTTGCGCATGGCACGGAGTTTTTGAATATCCATCGTATTTCCTTTGTATTAATATTACGGTTTATTTTTTAGTATCTGTCGAAGTATCATTATACATCAAATCATCTTCTAAGTCAAATGTATCTTCATTATAATCTTCAACATAACTATTTAGTGTTCTCATACCGCCAGTTTTTTTACCATTGGTATGTTTGTTTTGATTCCCTGAACGACCAGAGGGAACATCTTCGTCAAAGCGACGAGAATTCTTGTGGTAAGTCTTACCCATGTTACATTACTCTGCAATTTCTTCCTTAAAGGCATCTAGTATTTTACCAAGTTTAATTTTATCGTATTTCACGAATCCAGTCAACTTTGTAACTCGCCTTAACTCATCATCCCAAATGTATTTTACAGAAGGGTGAATTTTCCATTTTTCTATTATATCAGTAAAATCATCCAGTATCCTTAAGGATTCAATTTTAATTTTACCACCAATAAACATTTTAAGTGCAATGGGATATTCATTTTCTGTAAATTCAAATATTGCAGAGTGCTTCAATTTGTCAGTTTCAACTAAATGTAGAATTGCAGCCAAATCATCAATAAATGTCTTAGTGATAGACTGTTTGCGTTTCATCCATTCAATATAATTATCTTCTGCTTCTTTACCTTCATATATTGCTGTGTCTTTACCATAGGCAAAGTTTGCAACAAAGAACTGAATGATTTCTTTATCATTCTGTCTTTTCAATGCCAGCTTTTCAAAAATGTATCTGTCATTACGAGCATTAAATGCTTCACGAGTACCTTTTACATTTCCTCTGTTCTCAAACACATTGAACTTGTCGGTGGTGAAGTGAAGTTTTATTGCTAGGTAATAACGATATGCTTTAAATCCGTCCACTCTTTAGTTTCCTACATTGTTCTTTTACTTGAATTGGAAAGTCTGGTGAAATTTCTGCAAGACGACAATCATATGCTACAACACTATGTGTTGGCATGAAAGAGAAAATTAGTGCCCAGAATGCAACAACAAATAGTATAGCAAACAATGCTTGTTTATACATCTAGCTGTGCCTGTTTCGGTAAATAGTTTAACTCACGGAAATTCATTGCAATTTTATCTTTAAGAGATTTGTTAATCAACTTGGATACATCCTCTGGTTCAAGATAGTTTTCTTTACAATAGTCAAGAACTGCATCCATGTAACTAATCTTCTTTTCACGAACGATTGACTCGATGTGTAAAGAAAATTCGTTAGCTGTTTTAAACATTTTTGGTAATCCAGTATTCTGCTGTTCTAATTCCATGATTGAGTTTATCATATTCTTTCAGTTTTGATTTATAAAGATTCCAAATAGGAGTGTTGGTATTATCAGGATCCATCTTTCGTTCAAACTTCTCAAGAAACATAGAAAAGAATTTATCTAATTTCATTTTTTCAACGATAAGATTCTGACGCTGTTCATTCCAATTCATAATATATTATACCTTATTTGTTATTGCAAGACAAGTTAATTAAATTACCACCATAAAATGCAACATCCATTACTAGTGCTTCATTTTCTGATTGCAATTTTTCAATCTTTGCTTTCATACACTGCATTTCTTCATGGTGTCTTTTACGAAGGAGTTCAATCTCTGCTTCTTTCTCTGAACATTTAACGCAAAATTCACTCATCTCAATCCCCTAATGTAATTAATAACTTCTTTAGCATCTCTGTAACCAGATGCTTCGACTGCTTCTTCCAAATATTCAGATGCTACTTCAGAAAGTCTATTGAATGTATCTTCAATATCTTCATAAACATTTTCCCATGTTCCGTCTTGGCGCATTCTAATTTTCATAATGTGTTTCATTAACCTCTCCTCATCGTGGCAATTTCAACGGCTTGCTCATCAGAAAAGATTGGAACTGCATTTGATTTATGCATTGTACCGATACCTTTAATCTTATCACCAGTATAAACTGGATTTGGTTTTAAAGCACATGGTCCAGCAGTAAAAGGAAGACTCGGAATCTTAGGT